ATCCGCGATACGTCGCCTTTATGGAGCAGGTAAGGGAGCATACGATTTGACTACGCAGATTTTGTGGTGCTGCGATTCAACGGGCACCGAGGCTGTTCGCGACATGACCACGCCGCCATACAATTTCGTACATACCGATGTCAACGAAATGAAGGTATGCGTTGACCTGCTGAATTCGTATTTTGGGCCTGGTGCGGTAGAGGCGTTAAACATTTCTCAAGGCGGCACGAACTGCATCGACTGGCGTTACGGCAACACTGAGCGGAACATGCCACCCTTTGATCTGCTGATGTTTCAGCACCAGCTGGCAAAAATTGTATTCATCGGTTTGGGTATCAATTGCGCCTACAACCCAAATATTTCCGTAAACGATTTCAGAAACGCGTTTGAGTTCTTCGCCAAACGATGCCGCGAGTGGGGGAAGATTCCAGTTTTCACAACGCCCTGCCCCATCACGACACCGGAGAACGCACGCCTGTGGGAGTTTCAAGACACCATGAAAACTATGGCTCGGGCGATGGGCGTCTTGGTTATTGACCACTATGTCGCGATCACGGCGGTAACTCCGTTTTGGGGTCAGCACCTACCAGTTGATGGGTTTCATCCGGACGAAGACATTCATCGCTTCAAGGGTAACGCCTCTTATCTTGCGTTGCGCGAATTGATATAGATAGGAGAAAAGCCATGCCAATCACCGCGCAGCAACTGCTGCAGATCCTCCCGAACTCCGGCAAGCAGGCCGGCGTGTTCGCCTCGGCGCTCACGCTGGCCATGGACAAATACCAGATCAACACGCGCCTTCGCATGGCCGCCTTCATTGCCCAAGTGGGTCATGAGTCCGGCCAGTTCCGCTACGTGAAGGAGTTGGGCGGCGACCAGTACCTGAGCAAGTACGACACCGGTACTCTGTCCAAGCGCCTTGGCAATACGCCCGAGGCTGATGGTGACGGGCAGAAATACCGAGGGCGTGGCCTGATTCAGATTACCGGGCGCGACAACTACCTGGCGTGCAGTAAAGCCCTGTTCGGGGATAACCGCCTGCTAAGTACGCCTGAGTTGTTGGAGCAGGCCGAGTGGGCTGCGAAGTCGGCGGCGTGGTTCTGGAATTCTCGCAACCTGAACGCGCTGGCAGATGCCGGCGACTTCGTAGGGCTGACCCGCCGCATCAACGGCGGAACTAACGGCCTTGCCGAGCGCCAGGAATTCTATCAGCGAGCATTAAAGGTGCTGGTGTGATCTGGGGTCAGGTGCTTAAGGTTGCGGCTGTTGTCGGCCTCGTCGGCGCCGTGCTGTTCGCCGTCTACGACCACGGGCGATCGACCATGGATACTGAGTGGCAAACGCGCTGGTCTGAGCGTGATGCCGCCGACAGCCTGGCACTCGCCGCCGCCGAAGTTGCCGAACGAGACAAAGAACAAGCCCGCCAGCAATCCATTAACAAGGTGATCCAAAATGGACAGAAAGCCATTGATTCAGCGACTGCTGATGCTGCCGCTGCTCGCGCTACTGCTGACAGCTTGCGCAACGAAGTCGATCGAGTCGCCAGCCGTGCCGCAAGTACGGCCGGCAGCCATTCCTGCACTACCGCAGCAAGCCAGGCAGCAAGCCGCGCCGTCCTGGTGCTTGCCGAGCTGTTCAAGCGTGCTGATGAAAGAGCGGGAGATTTGGCGGCAACAGCTGATGAAAGTCGAATCAGGGGATTGAACTGCGAAGCGGCGTATCAGGGGATTGCGAACTAGGCCAGAACGTCCGGAAGGGAGCCCGCATTGCGCGGGCTTTTTTGTGGTTATCGGCGCGGACCCTTGTAGATCAGCCAGCCCATGTAGACGATTGCGAACACTGGAATAATCATGATTGTCTCCCTGCTTGATATTTGGCCTGACGCTTCTTCGAGCAGACCGCGTGGCTCCCGTGAGACCTATGCCGACTGCAATACTCGCAAGTCGGGTTAAGTTCAAGGAATGGCATAGGCGAGCTATTGCGGCGAACCTCGGCGGTTCTGTATATATTTGTCACTACTTGGCCCCCCGATAACTATCAAGCCCATCGTTGTGCGGGTGCGTGCCGGAGTCGGCGGGTGCGTTGGCGTGGGATGGGCGAGTGGTGACTTTGAGGCAGTCGCGCAGCTCAGTACGCCACCAGAATTTTCGGCCGCTTGAGTGGTCCGCCCCGAAGGACCAGCCGTCCAAGGTTCCCGACCCATCCAAGAATGTGAGAATTTCTTGAAGTCGCTCAGGCAGCACCACCGCTACCGGCGCTGGCTGCGAGGTGTAGAGCACCCGCACTTCATATACCTCAGGGTCCAAGCTGCAAGCCGTATAGCTGACAAGATCAACATCTTTCCAGCCTTCGGCATAGTCTAGGACTTGATACACCGCCTCCCCCTGCCCACCCTTCAGCCGCTCGTTCTCCGCCGTCAGCCGTGCGATGTTTTCGTTCGCCTCATCGAGCCGTGATGCCTCAACGCGAGTCGCCAATAACTGGCGCATCCGGGCGATGGTGGCTTGCAGTTCGGAGAGTTCGGGCGGGGCGGAGAGTGCGGCGCGAGCCTCCCACGCTTCTTGAGCTATTTGAATCCTGCCCTTTCGCAGAACTGGAGTTCGGCACCACCACTTTTCAAACTCGACATTCTCATTAATAAATGCCGGCTGGCGCTCGACGACAGGGGCGGCGCTCGAAAGCCATTTCATGTACTCGCGGCCAGTTATGGCGCAGTTGCCTGAATTTAACTGCTCAGAGGTATAGCCAGTGATGCTTTCGTGGGAAAACCATGCGTTGCCAAACTGGACACCGCCGCCCGTAACATTGACTTCAATTTTACCGCTCATTCGCTTGCTCCCGATTCGGTGGGTTTGAGGGCGGCAGCAAAAATACTTTGCTCGTATCTTGCGGAATCAAGAATTCTGATAATGTTTTCACGGACTTCCAGTGCTGATTCGCCACGCAGTACCGCACCGCTTGCGCTTGCCACGATCACACCGTTTACGCGCTTTTGCCCGTGAACGACTGTCTTCTCTACGATTACTTCTATCGTGATATTGGCTTTGGCTAGCTCCGCATTCCGCTGCTCGGCGGCCGTCAGGCTCTTGCGCAGACCATCGCGCTCTGAATGCAAGCCTTTGAAGTAGTCGACCATTGTTTGCTTAGTCGTCATGCTCGCCAGCGTTTCGCTTAAAGGGATCGTCGCGCCAACTGCACCAACCATATGTTTCCACTGAGCCAGCTCTTCCCGCAGCGCAGCCAGTTCGGATTGGGCGGCGTAATTCACCGGCACAACAAGCTCGACGAGCCCGTCAGGACGATCACGCCACTCGCCAGCGTTGATCGAGGCGCCTTCCTCGGTTTCGCACTCGATGAAAGTGCAACCGTCTTGGTCCGGCATGCGGTCAAACACGAAGCACAGATTTTTATATCCACTCATTTTCCAAACCTCCGATAGTCCGTTATGAAACATCATTCTTCGTGGCAAACACGCAGCGCCTCGCGCTGATAGGCCTGATCAAGTTTGCGCGCCACGATTGGCGATACGTCGATCTTGTGGTGCGGCGGCTCTAATAAGGGCCTCGCTTTAGCAGATCCAAGCGCATGCAGATGGTGAATCATCAACGTCAACGCCTCGCCCTGTTCCTCGATCCCGGCCCACTCCATCAGGTCGGCCAAGGCCTTCTTGGTGCCTGGCCTGACCTTCAGGCGCAGATCTTCTTCCTGCAGCTTGATGGCCTTCTCGCGGCGTTTCTCGTCTCGCTGCTGCTGGGTCAAAGCCATTGATAGCCCCCTGTAGCCCACTTGCGGGCAAATGAAATTGTTCGGCCCGCTTGCGGGTGCGGACGGCGGTACTGATGCGTTTCATGCGGCTCTCTTGTTCGTCCAGGCACCCATGGATTTGAACACCTTGGCGGCCTGCTCTTCGGTTAGATCGATGGCGTCAGGCACCGCAATCCAGCCGGACCCAATGACGTGGTTGCGGTTGGCGCTGGCACACAATTCGGCGTGGTACTGCTCCATGTGATCAGCCAGGTTGATGACCAAATGCACGCCATCCGTGGTGAACTGAATCGACTTGCTGTACTGCTCGCCGGCCGGGGTTTCGCAAAACACGCTGATGTAAATGGTCCAGCGGTGCGCGATGTCACAGAGTGCATTGGCGACCGGCTCGCTACGGATCTGCGTGCAGTTCTTCCAGTGCAGCATGATCTGCCGATCGGGCGGCTCGACGTTCGCCACGCAGGCGTAGTTGGTCTTCAGCAGCGCTCTGGCTGCTCGCTCCATCCGCGCCTTGAAGTTGTGAGGCTTGCGCTTCTTGATGGCCATGGTTAGCTCCTTGGATCGGCTAGGCACTCAAGCGCGAACTGGACCGCGTAAGGCGCCGGCCGGTAGCCCTTGCCGGGAGCTTCGCAAAGGTAGTAGCGCATCATGCGGGCGCTCACGCCGACAAGCTCGGCGCACTTGTTCTGCGTTTCACCGGACTTGCTTACCAGCTCGCGCAGGTAGGCGGCATCCGGTTTGTGGTTTCTGGCGTCAGGCTTCATTCGTCGATCCTTTTTCATTTAGGTAGCGGCCCCACTGATCGCCAGCGGCGGCAGCAATACCCGGCCATGTCTTTGAGCGCTCAAGCCAGCGATCCTCGCCGGGTGTGGTTTTCTCTTGCCCGCTGTCGGTCTGGTTTGACCAGCGAGGGAGAAGCTTGCCGTTGGCCTGAACGCACCACCTAGGCTCAACGTGCTTCGTATGGGTCAGGACAGGAAGCCCCTTGGTCAACCACCAACCGGTGCCCTTGCTTGCGTCATCGCCGAACTGATGCGGATGAATGACTTGATCGGGCGGCCGGATCGCCGTGTTGATCCCCGATGGCGCTGGGTTCTCGATAGCCACAGGGAAAGGCAGGTCGAGCAGAAGCTTGAAGTTCTCGACGTCTGCCGCCTTGGCTGCGCGCCGCTCGGCGCCGAATAGCGTTCCCGGCTTAAGCCGCTGGTGATAGCCGCCCTTGTCCGGGTAGCGTTTAAGGTCTGGATCTTTCAGCGCCCAGACCGATGCGTTATTGAGATATGTGCACATCGGGTGCAACACGGCCATATCCCAGCTCATTGTTAATGCCTGCCAGATATCGCACTGCAAGTGCTTCGGCGAGTCGCCTCGTGACGGTAGAAGGTCGCAGGTCCACACATCGTGGCCATGCGCCTCAAATGCCTGCCGGGTTAGTTGGCAGGCCGAGTAACCGATCAGGATTTTAGCCATCACTCGATACCCCGGGCCTTGCAGCTTTCCTCAAGCATTTTGATAGAAAGCAGTTTTGCTTTCTGATCAGCCTGATCCGAAGGAACCGCAAGAAACGCTTCAGGGTGGGCGTACATTGCTGCGATCACCTTGGCGGCGGCTTTATCGCTTTCTGCGGAGATTACGTTAATGATGTTGCCGCCTAAGAAAATGCAATATTGAGTCATGGTTGTTGCTCCGTTGTTCGCCTCGCCTGAGTGGCTGGCATGGGTGTTACTTTAGGCAATTTATGCCACCTTGTATATAGGCAATCTGTGTATTTTTGATTTATTTTCAGATCAAGCTTTCGTGCGATTCCTGAACTTAGGAAAATCGATTTCGTAGTCATCGATGATCCGTCGCAGCGTACCGCTGCCAATGCCCATTTGCTTTTCCACCTGGTGGCGCGTCAACCCGATATCGCGCAGGGCGGTGATGCGCTCGATCAGCTTGGCGTCATCCGATCGCGCATTGGGCTTGCCCATGGTGTCAGGTACGAACTTAAACCCTTCGCGCTGAGCCATTGACCAAAGAGTAACTTTTGCCAGCCCTACAGCTACCGACACTTCACTACAGGTCATGGTCTGGGCCATCTCTTGGATGACGGCGGCGCGCTTGTTGTATTTGATCTGGCGAGCACCGCGATTCGTTCCGCGTGGTTTCTTCTCGCCTGGCTCTGGATGATTGCGCGGCGGCTTCGGCTTGAATTCGAATCCGGCCACTTCTTCGACCTTGCCGCCTGACTTGAAGAAGGCTTCTTGAGCTGCCTGAAGTCGCGCCTGCCGGTGGGCGCTAATTAGGATCTGATTATCGATCATGACGTCTTCGCCCTGAGCTTGGTTTCGTATTGGTCAACCAGAAGCTTGAATTGCCACAAGTCTTCCTCCAGCTTTTCGATGTAGTCGTCATCGCGCTTGAACTCTTGAAGCCAGAGCTGGCGCCCTACAGGCTTCAGAAGCGGGCAGTACATCCCGATATGCCACCACTTGCGCTCTGCGATCCACATGCACCCCTGCACCTGGTCAATCACTCCGCTGGCATCATTGTCGATATGAAAGGCGCGAAGCTTTTCAGGGGCAAGGAAGCACTTGTATTCAGACCCGCCGTCAGCACCTATAAAACCGTCAGCGCTGGCCCCGAAGGCGCCGTCATCAGTCTTTATCAGGCCGACCTGCGTAACGATCAGGCCGGTCTGGATTTCGTGCTCCATGCGCGCCTCTGGCTCCAGCTCGTGGCCTCGGCGCATCTGCCAGGTTTCGAAGCCGTTATCGAGCGGCTTCCCGCCGATACGCTCAACCGCCAACTGAAAGGCGTAGTCGAGCGCAGCCGATGAAGGCTCGCCGACTGACTCGCCGTCCAGGGCGCGCTGCACGACCTCGGCCTTTGGGCCAGCCTTGTAGCCGGCCAGATCCATGGCTTTCGTCTCGCCCTTACCGGCGAGCATGGCGTCAACATACTTTTTCTGCTGGGCGTTCAGCCCGTTCACCTTGGACCGAGCGGTGGTAAACATACTGGCCGTAATGCATCCGGCGCGCTCTTGCAGCCAGATGTCTGAACCCTGCGTGCAATTGACAACGATCATTGCGGAGTCTCCAGTTTTGCCTTCTGCTTGGTCACGGCGACCTTCACCGCGTCATAGCCAGCAACGTCGCCGGCTTCTTTCAGCGCCTTGACGGCTGCCTGCCACACGTCTTTCAGTTCGTCGGCCGTTGTCGTGCCATCGACCTGAGCAACAATGCCGGCCACCACTTCTGCCCGATCCTCAGCGCTGTCCGATCCGTCAGCCGTCTGCGCGTCATCGTCCTGAGCATCGCTCGTGGTGATGTTCAGCAGGGCGCACATGACGTAACGCTTGCCGTAGGTGGTGGACGAGCCGACCGACTGAACGTCGTTTCGCCCTTTGCCGACATCCAGCGGCAGGCGCATGGTTGTCTGCTCGCGATGGCCGCCGCGGTGCATCAAGATCCCCGTCACCTCGATAGCCTTCTCGGCGTTTTCAACCTTGAAGGTGATCGCGAAGCCGTGCTGCTGCATGATCGGCTTGATTGTCCGGGTGATGTCGTCCAGGGTGGCGTAGGAGTTGCCCGTGTGCAGATTGATCGCCCCCTCGAAGACGGTCGGAATCTCGCACTGCATCTGCGCCATCCCGGCGTTAAACTGCTTCTCTGCTGCCTTGTCTTGAAGCCGCTCGTGCATCTCAAGCAATTTTTCAAGCTTCACAACATCAACAGATGGGTCGCTTGCAGCTCGGCTGATAGTCGAAAGAACACTATCGTTTGTTTCGGTCTGTATTGTTTGAATCTCGTTCATGGTCTTATTCCTGATATTTAAAGAAGGAAGAACAGTTTTCGCGTGGCGGCTTGTCGCTGTATCCGCTGCACCATCGGCTTATTGTCGCGCTACTAACACCCAATTCCCTGGCAGCCTCGGTTGAACTTTCAAATTCAACACCATCAATTACCCAAATTTTAGATCGCCTGGTATTTTTTGACTGTTCAAATCTGGTTGCCCACCTGCAATTTTCTTTGCTGTATCCAAGGTCGTTATCTCGGCGGTCCATCGTGTATTTAATCGATGGCCTGGACCCCATGTCCCGGTAAAAATTTTAAAATGAGTCTCGCCACTCATCGCAAACCTCTATCCCGCGCCCACCATAATTTGAGTATCCTGGGTTGTCTTGGTTGTGACAGCGAGAAAGCATGTTCTTCCAGATTGAGAATTCAGTTGTTCCCGTCATGCCATGGGTAGTACAGCGTTCTATATTTGACGATGAAACTCCGCACCCGCACGATTTAGACAATCCTGATTTAAGCGACCCTCCGTTAATAACGGTCATGTTTCCGCAATCACAAATACAATTCCATCTGATCTTTTTATGCTGTCGCTCTGGATTCTCAGAAACAACAACGATCATTCCAAATCTCATACCCGTGATATCAATAAATTTCATTTATTACGCCCACAAAAAAAGCTTTGAATTGCACCGGTGAGAATCCTGGGAAGGCTCGGATCGACGGCTAGTCAGCCAACCCAGAAACGGTGCAAATCAAAGCTTTATCAGCCGTCGACCCTAATTCTGCTTCGCCTTCTCACGGGCTACGCATGCAGAACTTTAATCTATTTTGGTTGCTTTAGAAAGTTATTGTTACGTTCGGCACTTCGCCGCGGGCGATCTTCAGGACGATGGCCTTGGCCAGTTCTTCGGATACGTTCATCGACATGATTGCCTGCTTGGCTTCGCCCAGGATCTTGGACTTGTGCGCTACGTCGGCCTGGCGGGCTTTCTGTTGGCGGATGATTTCGTCCGCTGCTTCCTGTTGGCGGGCCTGCTCATCAATGCGAGCCTGCTCTACCGATTGCTTTTCGCGCTCAATGGCTGCCAGTCGGTCCTGCTCGGCCTTTTGTTCGGCTTCAACCTTCTCGCGCTTTGCCTGCTCGGCTCGGCGCTCCGACTCTGCCGCCTGTAGCTTCAGATCAGCTTCGCGCTTCTCGGCGGCTGCCTGCTCGTCACGGGCTTTCTGCTCTTGCGCTTCACGCTCACGCTGCGCCTTCTCTTCGGCCTCGTGGGTGGCTTTCTCGGCTGCTTCGCGGGCAATACGGTCCTCGTTGTCCTTTTTGTCGCGGGCTTCTTTCTCTTCGCGAAGCTTGGCTAGTTCGGCCTGCTCGGCGTCGTATGCCTCACGCTTCGCGAGCGCCGCGCCAAGCGATTCGATAGCCTTGGCCTTGGCTCGGTGAGCCTCGGCTTCGAACTCTTCCCACTTCTCGCCTACGACGATCCGCTCTACTTCAGCAATCGACGCCTTCAGTTCGACTGCATCAAGATCAGCGTTTTCAGTGGCGCGCAGGTTAAACCAGTCGATACCCTTCTGGAGTTTGTCGATTCGCGCGTCCTCGGCGGCCTGCCAGTCGTCCAGCGGCTTGCGAACTTCGTCCTTCCACGCATCCAGAAGGTCGCGCATCCGCTTACGCTCGGCGTCGATCTTCTTCGGTACATCCTTCAGATCGGCGACCAACTCCTTGCCGATGTTGTCCAGCGCGGTTTTCGAGCGGGCTACTGAGTGGGCGATAGAGGCGATCGCCTGACGACCCTTGGTCGTGGTGATGTCCGGGATAAACCCATCAATCTCTTCACGGATCTTCGCCAGGTACGGATCAAGGCCATTGGCAGCCTGGTACACCTGAAGCGCGTTTTCTTTAGCTGGCACTTTTGCAAGTTCTGTTGCTTCTGACATTTCCCTTCTCCCACGAAAAAGCGCTTTGGGGTTGCCCGGTGGAACTCTGTGAATAACCTGGATCGACGGCTTGTCGGTCAGACACAGAACGGGCAACTCCAAAACGCTTTGATAGCCGTCGATCCTGATAATTTGCTTTGGCGTTCCACGGCCTTGGCGAGTTGGATAATACGCTAAAACTTAACTTCCTCAACCTGTTTGTTCATCCAGTTATGCAGCCAGCCAGTGCGCTGACGAGCATGAATCCGGAACAGGCGATAAGCGTGATTGCGCTCCCCCTCCAGTGCGCATAGCGCTTTGCTTTCTGGTAGGAGGTCACGGGATCAGCTCCCATTGATCTACTGTGAGCGCTGGGCATCCGTATTCGTATCCCTCAAGCCAGATAATCAGGCCATTGCTATCTGATACCGAAGCTGACGCGATGCGCTGGACGGTGCCTTGAAGGCTCTTGCGTGATCGTCCGCATGCCTGACCGTTGTAAAACCCAGTGATGCGGATTTGCTTGCCGTGTAGATTTTTAACGGCATCGTTGAATTGACGGACAACGTCCTTGAATGCCGCATCTACTGCGACCGGGCTGAGTAGTTGGCTCATCTCACCACCGCCCCAGGAAGGCTTATCTGCATAAGTACGCCAGAATCACTCGGCGGCGTCTGCCATGTGCCTTTAATCGGCTGAGGAAGGTCGCACACCCGAGTTTCTCGCGGCAGATTGAACGCCGCCGCCAGGCTTTCTACTTGCTCATCAATGAGCGATTTGACGATTGGCGTGCTCATGCCTTCACCCCCATTTTCCGCATCAATTCGACTTGCTCGCGCTCAATGATCTTTCTGAGCCGTTCCACGTAGTGCCGGTGCAGATGGATATCAATCGCCCCGAGCGTGTAGGCCATTTCGATGGCCATGGATGTTTCGCCGTGCAGGATTCCCGAGTTGGACGCAATCAGCGCCGCCAGCCGAGCTTCGATGATGTCTACCGCCTGATCGTGCCTGTTCATTCGTCCTCCGGTTCCGCGTCGTCGTTCTTGGGGCATGCCGCTACGTGCCGCATCAGCTTGCTGGTAGATCCGAAGATCCCGAAGCAATACGGACATTCGTGTTCGGCGTCAGGTTCGAGCTGTCTATCGCCAATGTAAATGCTGTTCATGCTGACTCCCGATAGGCGTTAACGACTGACGCTAAATGCGCCCGAGAAATCCGAACACGATCAGCAGCTGTCTGAAGCTCAGCACCAAGAGCCTTGAGCACTCCTAGGTGAATCATTTCCCGGCCGCGAATCAGCGTTGCTTGGTAAGTCCGGCTGTCACAGGCGGATGCCACGACGGTTACGCCGTTGACGGCCACCGAATATCCAGACTGTCCTGCATGCCCTCGGACGGTATTGAATCGCTCCGTTGCTACCTGGTAGGACTTTTCAGCCAGCTCCACAGCCTTTACCGCTTCCGTTACAGCCTCCGTGAACTTGCTCATTTCTTCCCTCCGTTATTTGCAGGTTCTCGTAAGGCCCTGCGCTTCGATGTGGCTAAATCTACTTAAGCTGTAATCTTTCGTCAACCCTTTGCAAAAATAAATTTACTAACGCACAATGCCGACTATACCTAAGGAGCAGTTGAGATGAACAAAGCAGACGTAATCGCCTTTTTCGGCAACCAGAAGCAGACGGCAATCGCGCTTGGTATCAGCGAGGCGGCGGTAAGCCAGTGGGGCGACGTAGTTCCAGGGCCGCGCCAGGGACACGTAAGACTAGCCATGGAAGCAGAAGCAGCGCGCCGCGCAGATGAGGCGGCAAAAGAAACCAAGAAGGCCGCACGCAAAGCGCGAAAGGCCGCATAGACAACCGAGGAACGAACCATGTACGACAACCCAAAACACCGCAAGCTGAGAGAAAGAACGCTGCGCTTTGATCCGTACCACGACGAACGGCTATGTCAGGTCGCGGCATCGCTTGGCCTTCAGCCGGCTGTGTTGGGGCGAGAATTGGTCGAGATGGGGGTAGAGCTGATGGGCGACAAGAACGTCAACGCTCTGGCGAAGAAACTGAAGTGCTCGAAGGCCGCACTGATCCAGCAACTGGTGGCGCAGGGAGCGCTTGAATTGAAGGCAATGCTCGAAGACAAAGAACGCCTAAGGGCCTAAATAGGAGATGGTGGCATGGCTAACAATGCCGTAACGGGGCGCAAGCCGCATGAAGCGGGCGAAGTCCCGGAATCACTGAAGGGAATGATCCAAGAGGCCGCACGACGGGCGAGCCCGAAGGTAGCCGACGCACTGTCGCAACAATCCGAATGCCTGCTGTTTCGCCTACCGGAAAGGCTCAGGGCCTGAAAAGACCCTGAATTCCACTCAAAAAAAAGCCGCCTGGGGGATGGGCGGCTTGAAGGGACTAACTGAGGAAGCACGATTGTGAGTGAAGAAAACGTAATTGGCAAGCCGACGCCAAATCTCGCGCCACGAAACGCGGACGGTGAATCTGTGGAGCGCACGCCTTTGTTCAGATCGCGCAAAGACCTGATCGTCAAAGTCTTCCACGCGGGCGACGATGACGAGCCATTCATCTGCGCCGTGAATGGCGAGGTCACTGTGGATGCCCTGGCCGAGATCGAAGAAGAGCTGAAGGGCGAGCATGAGTTCAGCAGCGGCCCCGGCGATTATGTTTACTACGCCTGCCATGACTCAGGCGAAAGTGACGAATTCGGGAATGTCCTATTCCGTCCGGGCTGGGAGCTGACCGAGATCGCCTTCGAAAAGCCAGACTGGATGAGCCTTTCGCATGAGCCTGAAAAGGCCGGCCAAAAAACCTGCATATCATGCGGCCTCGTTGATTGCGGGACTGATGACTTTATTGAGCGCTGCATTCCATTCTGAGGACAAAGCATGACCATTGATAAATCCGCACTGAAGGCGCTGGCTGAGGCTGCAACACCCGGTCCTTGGCAACTTGTTAGCGAAGGGATCAGGCGAATTGAAAGCGCTAGCGAGTTTGTTTGTGAGTCGGGAGGAATGGAGGATCAAGACGCGGCCTTCATCGCCGCCGCCAATCCCGCAACAATCCTGGCCCTGCTCGCGGAGATCCACAGCCTAGAGTGCAGGTTTGAAGTCAGCGAAGACACCTTGGGCGTGATCCGTGGATGCCTGAAGGCCGCCGAGGGCGATATCGACCAGCTCAAGACCGAGAACGAATCTCTGCGCAAGGATGCCGAGCGCAACAACCGCATGCTGGTAGCTGCAGCCATCACCATTGGCGAGATCTGCGAAGCCCTTAGCATCGACAACCACAGCGAGCCGGACATGATTGTTGAGGCGGTGCGTGAGCTGAAGGAGCGTGGCCAATGAGCGTCGAAGCAAGACAGGCGACGGTTTACTACGCGCCGACTGCCGGCCGGCGATTCTTCACTCTGCGCGCCGCGATCAACAAGGAGGCCCGCGCAATCATCAAGAAGCATTTCCCTGGTGATCCGGCGCATAGTTGCGATGAGGATTGCGGGTGGTGCCACGACCCTGGCTGGAGCCTTGAGCATGATCAGCCGGAGCGATTCCAGCGCTATCACAGGCTGCTGAGCGCTGCCATCAAGAACCGAATGGCCAAGGAATCGACTCGCTAGCCCACCCTAACCCCCAAGGCGCCCTGCCCGCATAGCGGATGCTCGGCGCCTTTTCTTTTGCCTTCGATATCGGCGGAGAATTCAGTAAGCGCAAGATAAATAAACAATATGTGTTGCGCAGTCGTAAACCAATACAGTAGCATTGCCTGAAATGAACCGGGCACAAGGAGGCTGTAGTGAACGTAGGCAAAAGCATCAAGGTAGCAATGGCAATGCGCGACATGAACCCGTCGCTTCTGGCTGAGAAAATGGGCGTGAGCAGGCAGTACGTAAGCAATCTGATTCATAGCAAGCAGATTGGCATAGGGACGATCAGCAAGCTTTCGGATGTGCTCAACATGAAGGTCAGCGACTTCTTGGCCCTTGGCGAAGATTGAGGCGATGGCATGCACTACTACAGCCACAACATAGGCGACTATCGAAGGGATACGTCCCATTTAAGTTTGATTGAGCACGGGGTTTACAGGCAGCTAATGGATACCTATTACCTGTCAGAAAAACCACTAACCAAAGACCATGCGGATCTTATGCGAACGCATTGCGCGCGCACTGCGGACGAGATGCAAGCTGTAGAAAACGTACTGAAAGACTTCTTTGTCATCACGCCGGAAGGGTACATACACAAGCGCTGCGATGTAGAAATAGAGGCTTTTCACTCAAAGTCATCAAGCGCAAGTGAATCGGCAAAGACCCGCTGGGCTAGGGTTAGAGCTGAAAAAGAAGCGGAAGCAATGCGAACGCATAGCGAAGGCAATGCTAACCAAGAACCAATAACCAATAACCAACAACCAAGAACCTATAAAGAACCTAAGGGCGATCAGCAAGCTGACGCTGAACAGAAGTCGCCAAGGAGGAATTGGGTTAAGGAGTTGGTCGGACTGGGGGTTGAAGAGAAATTCGCAAAGGATTGGATGGCAGTCAGAAAGGCCAAGAAGGCGAGCATGACCGATACGGCGCTAGAGGCAATACAGCGAGAGGCTGGAATCGCAGGGATAACCTTCGGTGAGGCCGTGAGGATCGCGGCTGAAAACTCATGGCAGGGATTTAAGGCGGCATGGGTGAACAAGGCAGGGCAAAGCGGAGTCGTCCAGTTCATGACCAAGCAGGAGCGCATCGAGGCAGCGAATCAGCAAGTATTACTCGAAATGAATGCCGCTGAAGATGCTCGCATTGCCGCCATGGGCGCACAACCGGTCAGGCTGGACGACCAGGGTTTTATCATCGAGGGGGATTTCTTCCATGCAACCTGAAGACAGAAAAGAGTTCAACTCGTTGCTGATCACCGCGATGGCCGTGTACGAACGTCAAATCACCGCTCAGCTGGGGGATTTATTTTTCGCTGCGCTTGGGGCTTACACCCTGGATCAGGTGCGGAATGGGATTGCGGCACATCTGCAAGACCCGGCAGACGGTAGGTTCTCGCCAAAGCCTGCTGACGTTATTCGCCAAATCATGAATGCCAAGGCTTCTGACGGCCGCCCTGGGCGCGATGAGGCTTGGTCGATAGCTCAGAGGGCTAGAGACGAAAGCGAGACTGTGATGGTCTCTGACGAGATCCTAGGAGCGCTGGCAATTGCTCAGCCACTGCTCGACATGCGAGATAAGGTGGCGGCGCGCATGGCGTTCGTCGAGGCGTATGACCGGCTGGTGACTGAGAAGCGATCCTCCGGCCAGCCGTTCGAGTGGAATGTGTCGCTCGGGACCGACAAGTCTCGCCGCGGGCCAGCTATCGAGGCGGCGAAGGTTGCAGGTTTGCTACCGGCGCCAAGGGCGGCAGCGCTTCTGGAGATGCACGCCGAAGAGCGGATAACCGGCGATGGCCTGGCAATCGTTGCGCTGATTGGCAGCGACAGGAAAAGCATGAGCAGCGACGAGCTGCGCGCCCGCTGGAAGGATCTACGGTCTACCATCGGCACCGCCAAACAGGGCAAGCACCTACAGGCGCAGCAGAATCTGAAAGAGGCCGAGCGCGAGCTTGAAGAGCTGGCGAGAAAGAAGAAAAACAGCGCTGATTGAATTCGACTAACAACGTGGAAAGGAGTGTTTCGTATGAGCAAGAATGATGGTGGTAACGCATTTCCATACAGCGCACTGAGGCCGGATGGCTTCACGACGATGTACGCTGATTCTGAGGGCATATCGCTGCGGGATTACTTCGCGGCCAAGGCCAATATCGAGGTTTACGCGCCGGTCGATACGCTTTATCGGACGCTTGGGAGAAACCCGACTGTCGATGAAATGGCCGCCTGGATTGCTGATGTTCGGTTTATTGAGGCTGACGCGATGATACGTCGGCGGGCTATTGATACCGGGGAGATTTCAGAATGAGCAACCACACGAAAGAAGAGTGGCTTGTAGATCGACAGGACTACTCGATCTGCATTGAGCGTGACGGGGATTACCTGACCGTCGCCAACCTCGGCGCCATGGATCACAACGGCGTAAAGTACGTGATCGGCGATGAGACGTGGGCGAACGCCTACCTGATCCGCACGGCGCCGCAGATGCTTGCGATGCTCAAAGAGCTGATGGCTAAGGCCCACAAGCAGAACTGGAACGACCAATACCCCGAGCTGCTGGAAAGAGCCGAGAAGGTACTGGCGCTGGCCACTGCTGGAACCCCGACTGACGATGAGGAAGAATTATGAGCAAACCAAGCTGGGACGATGCGCCACCATGGGCCGCCTACCTGGCCCAAGATTCGGACGGCGAATGGTTTTGGTACAGCGAAAAGCCAAACCTTCCTGCCGGGAAAAGCGGATGGGTTGATGAGATTGGAAGCTTGTACGCGTGGGCACGCAAAACACCAAACTACGAATCTTTCAGGCTAACCTTGGAGCGCAGACCATGAGTAAACCTAAATGGATCCATGCCCCAGACTGGGCTAAGTTCCTAGCCCAAGACGAAGGCGGGGAGTGGTACTGGTACGAGCACAAGCCTATCGCCATGCATGCGCGGCATGAGATTGATTATTCGGGCGGAAATCAGCACAGCCGAGCAGCAAGGGCACGCATCCACGATCAATGGCGGGAAACGATGGAGGCTAGGCCATGAAGACCGAGCAAGAACAACTTGCCGAATGTCGCTCCCACTGGGAGGCGACCAAGCCTGACGCGGTGTTTTCGGATTACTGGCTGGGCTGGAAGGCGGCGCGGGAGTCTCTGGTGGTTGAACTTCCGAAGCCACTGCCATCTGGCGACTACCGAATGGCCTCGCCGGTTTATGTCGCATCGGTTGTCATCAAGTCCTTGCAGGAATCCGGCGTGAAGGTGGCTGAGCTTCCGAAGGTGCTGGCATGAGCAAGCGCAACTGGACCGTGCACGCATCCGGGAGGTCGTTTCAGATGGTCGTGCTGGATGGCGACATCGATTACGCGGCTGCCTTGAGATCGGCGCGATTGATTTGGCCAGATGCGGAAGTTTCGTAAAAACCACTAGCCAAGCAAGTTAACCGCCAGTATGATTTGCGAACAGCCTTGGCGGGCTTTCAATTCAGTAAGGCTAGAGCGATGCAGTGCATGTACTGAACATGTCCGCCAATTCCAGAAATGGAAACTGCATCGCTCTAGCCTTTTTTGTGGGGCAAGGAAATGGAAATGTCAGATCGTGAGTTACTGGAGTTCGCGGCAAAGGCTGCAGGTTGGACTGCTGGATTCGTAACCAATACATCTGCTCCTGATGTGATTATTGGAGCGATGGTTGATACCGGAGGCGAAATATTTGGTCCGTGGAACCCGCTCACAGACGACGGCGATGCGCTTCGGCTGGCGGTAAAACTTAAGCTCGACATTGCCATAGATGACCACGTTCAAGTCTCATGGTGGCGAGAACAAGGATTACTCGATTGGGTAAATGAAAATTGCTGTCGCCGCGCCATCGTCCGCGCCGCCGCCGAGATCGGCAAAGCTATGCAGGGGCAGCCGAAATGAACCGCGCCAGCCCGGTACAACTCAGAAAGTCCCTTGAGCTCGCCCACGCCTTCGCCAAGGCCGGAATCAGTTTCGTCTGCATGCCGGTAGTTGATGAGGCCGACCATGCGAATCTTGCGGATCAGGCCCAAGAGCGATTGGAGCGGATCGCGGTCATCGTTGAAGCGAAGGAGCGGATGGCATGAGTGCCGATAAAATGCGCGAGCAGTTCGAGGCGTGGGAGTGCGATGCCGACCAAGGCCCGCAGACTGATCCGGTTTGGTTGATGTATGACGCTGCGACCAATACCTATCCGCTGGACAAGATTCAGTCGCGCTGGGAGGTATGGCAAGCAAGCCGCGCTGCTGTCGATGTGGAGTTGCCAGAGGCTTGGCGGTCTGCCGGAAGCAAGCACGAGCTCATGCACAAGCGCGACACGGTAGCGGTCCTCGAATCCCTCGGACTGAAGGTGAAAGCATGAACAACGACAAGATGGTCAGCGTCCCATTCAAGGCCCTGCGCGACTTCCTAGAGCACAGCGCCTGCACCTACAAGGGGCCTGAGTGGACCAAGAACAAGGCGGCGCTGCGTCATGCGATGAGCAAAGGCTTGGTAATTCCAAAAGACTGGGCGATTGTGCCAGTAAAGCCTACCCGCGAAATGGTTCTTGCGGGTCATGAGGCGTACAAAAATGCGCCATGCGATGAGGCGCTTATCATTTACAGTACGATGCTTGGGTGTGCGCCAGATGCACCGGGCGACGTGACTCGCGAAATGAACGATGAGCTGGCGGATCTGCGCGCGTTGTTGCTCTCTATGACCTGCTCCTATGCTCAGGTAGTTCAGGCTGGGTACGACAGAATTACCGCACTTGGCGGCGACTGTGACGGGGTTCAGAAAATGCTTTCTGACTTCCCTGATTATGCAAAGGCTCGTGCAATTTTGGAGATAAAGCCATGAGCACCCCATGCGAAAAGCACGCCTTGCTACCAGTAGTCGGTCAGTCCCCGTGCGCAGGGTGCGAGATTGAAAGGCTGAGGGCTGAGAACGCAGGGCTTCACGCTCAGGTCGATACGCTGGCCGAGCGTCATGCTAGCTCGCTGTGTGAGATTGAGGCGCTGCGCAAGGATCTAATGGACTGGAAGGAAGTTGTGGCTGCTGTGAAGCGAGAAGTGCCCGAGCGCTTCACGTCTTACGCTCGCGGGAATGCTCCTGGCCATGGCCACTCCATCTCTGGAGTATGGGATGACGACAACGGCGCGCTAGCTGGAAAAGAGTGCGCATGGTGCAAGGCTTGGAATTCTGCAATGGGGAAGGTAGATCCGTAATTGCCAAGCCCCATTGGCCAATCCAGGCCAGTAGCGGTATGATGTGCGACCGGCCTGCAAGCCGGTAAATATTAGTAAGGATTCACATGCGCCCTGGCCGGTTACTGATCCGGTTTTTGCAGAGTCACTTCGGTGATTAGGGCGCAGGTGAATCCTTTTTTTTGGGATTAAGAAAATGGAAATTACCGCTAAGCAAGAAGCCCAACGTTTGATCCTGGCTCACTGGGGTCAATGGCAGTCGATCGACAAGCTCATGCAGGAAATCCCAGTGGATCAGATTGATTCGCTCTGGGAAGAGTTCTGTGATGATCTTCAGGATTCTCGCAATGAAGTCCGTTGGCAGGGCGACGAAGTTTCAGAAATCAAAAGTCGAGCCCATTACACCTGGGGGCGAAATTACGACGTTGATGTTCGGGTGATTAAGCTGCCTGGCGACAAAGGCCTTGCCTACAACTTCATGTCGGGCGGTGGCAAGCATGGCGAGCCCGACGCATACCCGTGGTGGGATGAGGCGTGGTTTGTAGAGGTCACCGGCACGGTGACAACCGTTCGCCACACCTATGCTGATATTCCAGAGCCAGAAGCCGCCGAGGATTCGCAATGAATCAGCTAGTGAATATGCAAGTCATCACCATGTCCAGCCGCGAGATTGCGGATCTGGTCGGGTCGCGCCATGACAAGGTGAAGCAGTCGATGATTCGGCTGGCGTCCCGTGTTGATGACAATGGCAATCCGGCACCAGTTATCGACCTTCCCCCATTGGGGGAATACCTCGACTCGATGGGGCGTAAGGCGACCGAGTACCGGATCAACAAGCGCGACAGCTTCGTGGTGGTTGCCCAGCTTTCTCCCGAGTTCACCGCGGCGCTCGTTGACCGCTGGCAGGAGCTGGAGGCGAAAGCTCAAGACGTCAAGCCGCTGACCCATCTCGAAACGGCTCGCCTTCTGGTCAGCTCACTTGAGCAGATCGAGCAACAAGCTCAGCAACTGGCCATCGCCGCGCCCAAGGTCGAGTTCGTAGACAAATACGTCGAGTCATCCGGTCTCAAGGGCTTCCGCCAGGTCGCCAAGCTGCTGCGCATCAAGGAGAACCTATTCCGGGCCTTCCTGAGTGATCAGAAGATCATGTACCAGATCAGCGGCGAGTGGGTGCCCTACGCCAACCACATCGACGCCGGCCGGTTTGAGGTGAAGACCGGTGCCAGTGATGGAGGCCATGCGTTCAATCAGGCCAAATTTACCGCCAAGGGAGTCGAGTACGTTTCTCGCCTGCTGCGCGACTCAAAGAAAATAGAACCTGAAAAGGCCCTTTGACATGGCTAAGCCAGCAAAGCCACGGCCAATGCCAGTTTATCTTGTGCTGCGCCGCCTGGTTGACCCGGCCACCGGCAAGGAGGTCGCTGCATTCGTGCCGGCCTCTGAGGCCGACAAGTCGATCCTTCGTGAGCGCGAATTCAAGATCAACACCAAGATCCGAGCCGACCTCAAGCAGCCGCGCAACCCTAGGTTCAATGGCCTTGTGCACGGCCTTGGCCGCGTGCTGAGCCAGAACATCGACCGGTTCACCGGCAAGCAGTCACACGAAGCCATCAAGTCCTTGCAGCTTGAGTCTGGCGTGTACTGCGACGAAGAGATGTTCGACATCCCAGGTCTAGGTCAGTTGACCCGCAAGACGCCGCGCAGCCTTTCCTACGATTCAATGGGCGAAGAGGTGTTCCAAGACTTCTGGCGGCAGTGCTGCGCGTACCTAGTGCTGCACGACTGGCCGTCACTCACCGAAGAGCGATTGACCGAAATGGCAGAATTTGAAGCATTCAAGGAGGCTGTATGAGCCATCAATTCAAGTCGGGCGATCTAGTGGTCATCATCGGCGCCAACTCGCTAACCCAGAATATCGGGAAGCAATGCGAACTGCGCGAGTTCGTGACCTGTGGCGATCATTACGTGGCGCCGAATGGCTCCGTATACTGCCATGACGATGCGCCCTGCTGGACGCTCGTCGGTGAAGGGGTTATGGCGGTTATCGAGGATGAGGTGGTTGATATTGGCTTTGGCGTACACGAGCCTCGCCATTTGATGCTGCTGAGTGGCGATGCGCCAATGGAGAAACAGAAGTTGCGGGAGCTGGCCAAGTGAGCACGGTTAAACGGTTTGAGGAAAACACAGTCGGGCGAGACTTCGCGGTTGGCGACATTCACGGGCACTTCACCCGACTGCAGGCCGCGCTTGATTCAATCGGCTTCGATCCTGCCGTGGATCGACTGTTCAGCGTTGGCGACCTGGTTGATCGCGGGCCGGAATGCCGAGACGCGCTGACGTGGCTGGATAAGCCATGGTTCAACGCGGTGCGCGGCAACCATGACGATTACGTCGTGCGCTTCGACACTTGCGACGTGGAAAACTGGGTCTACAACGGTGGAGCATGGTTCGCTGGCCTGAATCGCGACGAGCAGGAAGAGTTCCGCGTTCAGTTCGCCGAACTTCCTATTGCTATCGAGGTCGAGACGCCGGCAGGTCTTGTCGGCATCGTACACGCGGATTGCCCGTTTCCGACATGGGCGCAGCTCCGTCGCGAGCTTGAGTCACCTGAAAGCTCAAAGCGTCTGAAAGCCGTGCAGAACACTTGCATGTGGTCAAGAAGTCGCATCAGCGAAGAGGATCGTAGTCATGTGCTAGATCTTGAGTGGTTGGTGGTCGGACATACGCCGAACAATGCGCCAGTGGTGCTGGGGAATGTCATCTATATCGACACGGGCGGCTGGTGCGTTGGCGGCCACTTCACGCTGTTGAACCTTCACACTCTTGAGCGGGGATCCAAGTTATGAGCCTATTGCGCTGCGAGTGTCACCGCTGCATCGGCGAGCACAAGCTAGGTACGGCGGGGCCATTCGGCTGGCTGCCGCTGTCATCAACGAAAATGATTCTGTGCCCGACATGCGGCTGCAAGCGCTGCCCAAAGGCGAGCGATCACGATCTAGCATGTACGGACAGCAATGAGCCGGGGCAGCCGGGAAGCGTGTACAAATGAGCCTGCAAGCCAAGAAACCGCGCCCGAAGCGATGCCGGGTCGAATCCTGCAGAACCTTATTCGTCCCTGCCCGCATGGGTCAGGCGGTGTGCTCGCCGGCCTGCGCGATCAAGGACGCGCCGAAGAATCAGGATAGGGCGCGCAAGGCGATTCAGCAGGAGGAGCGTGCAGACATCAGGCAGCGAAAGGAAAAGCTCAAGAGCCGATCCGAATTCCTGCATGAGGCTGAGAAGGCCGTCCGTGACTACCGGCGCATTTACGAGCTGAGCATCGGTAGCGGCTGCATCAGCTGTGGAGAGTCGCAGGAGTCGATTCTTGCGGCGCAAGGATGGAAGGTAGGGGGCGCCTTCGATGGAGGGCATTTCATGGGCAAGGGCGCTCGCCCAGAGCTTAGGCTGATCCCTGAAAATATATGGTTGCAATGCAAAGCCTGTAACTCTGGCTCATACATGCACGCTCGCAAGGGTTATACCGTCTCACAAGGTTTCCGCTCGGGCCTTGTCGATCGTATAGGTCTGGAAGCAGTCGAGGCGCTTGAGGCGGACCATGAGCCGCGCAAGTACACCATTGACGAATTGAAGGCCATAACTGCCGAATACCGGGCCAAAACCCGCGAACTCAAGAGGCAATCAGAATGATCATTCACTTGTACGTCGGATTCATGTTGCTGCTGGCCGGAGGATGCCTTGAGGGTTGCCGCCGCCTGATTCGCCGGGACCGGATTGCGCGAGGTGTGAGGCCATGAGCCTCTTTCAATGCGAAGTCTGCGGCTGCTGCGAGAATACCGCGCTTGCCTGCCAAGGCTTCAGAGATATGGCCGAGTGTTTTGACTGGGCGTACGCCCCGGAGCGCGAAGGCCTGAAGATTTGTAGCGCATGCGGACCGGTCAATTACAAGTCCGACGGACCGACCGAGTACGGGAATTGGCACGGCCGGTTCGACAGGGTGTTCTTGCCTATGGGCGAGTTCCACACCAACCGCGTCGGCAACCTTGAGCATACAGCCACTGAAAGTGATGAATTTCGAAAATTCGCCATTGAGCAGGTGAAGCCATGAAGTACGAAGACATGCAACGAAAGTTTCGCGGACACATCAAGTCGCCGGCAGAGCATGAGCTTTGGAATCTATGGGTGGCCAGGGATGAGGATTACCGCCTGGTCAGGACGATTGCCCTGCTCGGGTGGGCTCTAGCGCTGACCGGTCCTCTGGTTATGATGTTCGGATAAAGGTTCTGAAAAGGGCTTCACAGAGTTAAGTTGGTTGTTCTATACTGGATCAGTCGCCGATGTAGCTCAGTCAGGTAGAGCAGCTGTCTTGTAAACAGAAGGTCCTCGGTTCAAATCCCTGTATCGGCACCAGTTTTTTGGTATGTAGCTCAGTTGGTAGAGCAGTCGGCTGTTAACCGACAGGTCGCTGGTTCGAGTCCAGCCGTACCAGCCATATCCTGCGCCAGGAATACGGCGAGTTCACCACCTGCACTTAAAGGGTGTATGCCTGGCAGACGCATAAGAGTCTTCCGCTAATTCGCGGGCGTGACAGAATGGTTATGTTCTGCCCTTCCAAGGCAGCCACCCGAGTTCGATTCTCGGCGCCCGCTCCAGAGCAGGATGGTTCGATTCCATCTCGTTGGTCGAGATCTGGTGAAGGATCCACGGTTCGATCCCGTGGCATGGGAAACCATGATGGCAGTTCTCCAGCCGGTGTGGAGAGACCACTAAGCCCGCACGTAAAAATGCGGGCTTTTTTATACCCGTCAATCGGCTAAATATCAGATTGACATGACGGCGGAACGCATACCGCATACAATCAACCAATACCAAATTCCGCAGGGTCGAGAATGAAACCGTCTACCGCTTGGAGCTGTCTCGCTTTCTCGCTGGCCCTGGCCAGTTACTCGATGAATCGAGACATCAGCGCGAACGTGTTCCTGGCTTGCGTTTTCATTATTCAGGGCCTAAAAAGAACCGATGGTTCTAGGCATGAGGGGTTTACTTCGGTGCTTGCTTTTGCACTCAGCGCGGGCATTGTGATTTTCTCGGCGTCGAATCTGGTCGACGGCGCCGAGAAAAGCTCGCCCCCACACTTCCGCTACAAAAACTAAGGGACTGAATATGGCCGATGTCGCCACCCCGGCAGCCTGTACCATTGTCGGATTCGCCGGGGTAGCTGTGGCGAGTTGTCTGCCACAGATAGATCTAAGCGCGGTCGTGTGCTCGTTCGTTGGCGCGTTAGTCTTTGTCTTGTGGGCAAAGGAACTGAGCACCCCGAAACGGGTCGGATACTTGCTAGCTGGATGGGTTGGCGGTTATTACGCCGCTGCCGAAGTTTTCGCCCAGGCGTGGACCAAAACCAGCGGCATCGCCGCGTTTGGATGCGGCCTTATCACCGTATTGGTTAGCATCAGCGTCCTTGAAACTTTAAGCACCGGGAAGCTCCCGAAGTGGCTCACAGAACTACCCGCCGCTATCGGAAAGCTCCGGAGAGGTGAATGATGAACCTTTCTCATGCCCATACGCTGCTGTACGCCATGTTGTGCGGCAGCCTCTGCTTTGTTGTGGCGTTCATGTATCAACGCAATGGCGCCAAGTACAAGCTGTTCCCGAGCGTCACGGCCTTCTGCATTGCCGCAATAGCCGGCGCGGAGTGGATCGAGGTCATGGGGTCAATCATTCTGTACAAGAAATGGCCCTCGATATCCCCGATCGTCACCATCTTTCTATCCCTGTTGCTTATCCTGTCGGTCAAAGAGCGCGGCAATGTCGCCCGCATCATTGACCGGCTATTGTTCGTGCGCGCCACAAACTGAGACGAATCGTTTTTGTGGTGCGAAAAAACCAACCCTTGGCGGAGTTATGTTTATGAAGCGTTTTGCAGCAGCAGCATTGATTGTCGCAGCCTGGTGTCAGCCGGTAATGGCCGGCAAGATCCCCGACAACATCCACCACCAGCCTGAGAAGTTCTGCCTGATCGTCGGCGCGATGTCCAACATCATCATGGCGCGGCGCAACCTCGGCGAGCCCATCGAATACCTGTACGAAGAAGCCAGCCAGATCGAACAGAAGCAGCTTCGCACCTACATGCGAGAAACCGTCTCCATGACCAACTGGTTCCCTCCGCAAACCAACTCACGATGGTTCAGTCAGTGGAACTACAACCGGTGCATGGAAGCGATGAAGGATTGACTATAAGGCGTAGTAAGCAATGACCGAGGCAAAGAAGGCTCCAGACTGGGAGCGAATCGAACAGCTATACCGGGCTGGCGTGCTGTCTCTTCGCGAGATCGCAGTTGCCTGCCCAGGCTCCAACCATGTAGCCATCGCTAGGCGAGCAAAGAAGTTTGGGTGGGTGCAAGACCTATCCGGCAAGATCAAGGCAAGGGCAGAAGACCTTGTAACAAGACACTCTGTTACAGAAGACGTAACAGCAAAGCGCGCTGTTACAGATCGCCTCGTCATTGAGTCGAATGCTCAGGCCATTGCTGATGTTCGTCTGTCCCATCGGGGCGACATTGCCAGAGGCCGGCGCCTCACCAACAAGCTGCTGGATGAGTTGGAGGGGCTGACCGATAACCGCGACCTGTTTGAAGAGCTGGGCGAGCTGATGCGCAACCCTGACGACAACGGACAGGACAAGCGCAACGACCTGTACCAGAAGGTGATCGATCTTCCGGCCCGCACCAAGACCATGAAGGAATTGGCCGAGACGCTGAAGACACTGGTTGGCCTTGAGCGCCAGGCTTACGACATTGTTGCCGACCCAACTGGCGGCGATGGAGCGGGAACACCAATGGGGATGGGCGACTTCTATGCAGACGTTGCAGCAAAGACCGACGCTTAATCCGAACCTGCGAGACTTCTGGGAGACGCCGTCGCGGAACAAGATCCTGCACGGCGGCCGGTCCTCTTCGAAGTCATGGGACGCGGCCGGCCATGCCATTCGCCTGGCTGACAACTACAAGCTCAAGTTCCTCTGTGTGCGCCAGATACAAAACAAGATCGAGGAATCGGTCTATGCGCTGCTCAAAATCCAGATCGATCGGTTCGGCCTGCGCCATCGCTTCCGCATCCTGGAGAACAAGATCATCCACAAGGTGACGGGAGCCGAGTTCATCTTCTACGGCCTGTGGCGTCACACGGAAGAGATCAAGTCAGTCGAGAGCGTGGACATCCTGTGGTCAGAGGAAAGCCACGGCCTCACCGCGAGTCAGTGGGAGATCCTGGAGCCGACGATCCGGAAGGACAACTCCGAATGCTGGCTGCTGTTCAACGCCAAGCTTGTGAGCGACTTCGTGTGGCGAAACTTCGTGGTCAACAAGCCGCCTGACACCATCGTTCGCCAGATCAACTACACGGACAACCCGTTCCTGAGCAAAACCATTCTCAAGGTGATCGAGGCGCACCGCGTCCGCAGCCCTGAGACGTTTGACCATGTGTATCTGGGCAAGCCGCGGGCGGACGACGACAGTTCTGTTATCAAAGCTTCGTGGGTCGAGGCGGCGATTGATGCTCACCTTCTGATTCCAGGCCTTGAGGATGGCCGTGCAACGCTTGGTTATGACGTAGCCGATGGAGGCGAAGACTTGTGTGCCACCATCCTTCGGGTTGGGTCGGTAGCCAGGGAGACAGATGAATGGCAAGGAGAAGAAGACAAAATTCTGCAGTCCTGCACTCGCGCCTATCACAGCGCGCAGAAGGCCGGCGCTCATATTATTTATGACTCGGTCGGCGTTGGGTCGCACTCAGGGTCAAAGTTCAATGAGCTGAATAAAGGCTTCCCGAACAACCGGGTCACGCACGATGGCTTCAACGCTGGCGGCAAGGTGATGCGCCCCGATGCGATCTACGAGGGCAAGATCAAGAACAAGGACTTCTTCAGCAACATCAAGGCGCAGATGTGGTGGCAAGTGGCCGATCGGTTCCGCCTGACATTCCAGGTCGTGCAGTCGATCAAGAACGGGACGGTTCCGCCGACTTTCAAGATTGAGGACCTAATAAGCATCGATAGCCAGATCACGCACCTGGAAAAGCTGAAGATGGAACTGTCTATTCCTCTCCGGGACTTCGACACGAATGGCCGCGTAAAGGTAGAATCTAAATCGGACCTCAAAAAGCGCGAAGTGCCGAGCCCTAACTTGGCCGACGCCTTCATAATGGCCTACGCTCCGATACGTCGCGGCCTGAACATCAACGCAGAGAATCAATCAAGATGATCGATCTACTTGGCCGCAAGCGCCGCCGCAAAGAAGCTGAGCTGAAAGAGCGCGAGCTTGAGTTGGCCGAGAAGACCGCGGACATCGAAGACCGCAAGCTGAAGCAGCAGCGCACCATCATCCGCATGATGCAGGACGAGCAGGTCCGTAATGCGAAGAATGACGCGCCTGTCATGCTGGCTGCTCCCGCCCTGATGCCGGCCGTGGTGCCTTCCGGTCAGAAGACAGCCGTGGCCATGGATAGCTGCCAGTCGATCTACGAATACGCCTCTATCGGCATCCCGAACTTCTACGGCACCTTCCCCGGCTATCCGGTCCTGGCCGCCATGAGCCAGTCGAGCGACTATCGCGCCGTGGCCGAGACGACGGCCACCGAGATGACCCGCGAGTGGGGTCGGTTCAAGATCGATGACCCGGACGCCGACAGCGGCTCAGACTTGACCGACACCCAGCTTGAAGCCTTCAAGATGCAGGAGGAACAGAAAGCCTCGGTGCGTCAGAGGAAAATCAACCAGATCAATGACGCCTTCGAGCAGTACGGCGTGCGCGACCTGATCCGCCGCGCTGTCGAGGTTGAGCTGGGCATGGGCCGCGCCCAGATCTACATCAAGCTCAATCACCTGGACGACAAGCTGCCCTTCCTGATGGATAAGGTCAGCGTGAAAAAGGGTGATCTGAAAGGGTTCCGCCTGATCGAGCCGATGTGGTCCACGCCGAGCATGTACAACGCCAACGACCCTACCGAGGCTGACTTCTACGTCCCGACCAAGTGGTACGTGCTGGGCAAGGAAGTTCACGCCGATCGGCTGATGACGCTGGTCATGCGGCCAGTGCCGGACATCCTGAAGCCGGCCTACAACTTCGGCGGCATCTCGATGTTCCAGCTGATGAAGCCCTACGTTGAACGCTACCAGCGCACCGCCGACAGCGTGGCTCAGATCGTCCAGGCGTTCAGCCTGACCATCCTGTCTACCGACATGAGCGGAATCCTCACCAGCGGCGAGAGTGACGCCAGCCTGTGGCTCCGCGCCGGGATCTTCAACCGCTTCCGCGAGAACAGCGGCATGATGCTGCTGGACAAGGAAAGCGAAGAGATCGACCAGATCAACACGCCGCTAACCAGCCTACCCGAGTTGCTGACCAAGGCGCAGGAGCAGATGGCCGGGCCTAGCCACACGCCATTGGTGAAATTGACCGGGGCCACGCCTGCCGGCCTGAATGCGAGCAGCGATGGTGAGATCCGCGTCTATTACGATTACCTGATGGCGCAGAACGAGGCGCACGTCCGCCCGATCATCAAGACCTTCTCCGACCTGATTCAGTTGAATCTGTTCGGCGAGATTGACCCGGCCATCAAGTGGGAATTCAACCCGCTGTATCAGCTCAACGCGAAGGAGTTGGCAGAAGTTCAGGACATCAACGGGCGCAATGCCGCGCAACTGGTCACAGCCGCCATCGTGTCGCCGCAGGAGGCCCGCCAGGCGCTGTCGAAGGACGAGCAGAGCCCGTTCAATGGTATTGACGTAGACGACGTGCCGGAAGGCCAGGGCGCGTATGGTGCGTTCGGCGAAGATCCTAATGAGGGCCTGGATGCGTGACGACCATCAAGCGTAAGCGCGTAGTCCTGCCCGACTTCCGGCCTAACGCTGGCATTCGGTCTGCCTATCATGCCGAGCTGGCTCGCCTCCTGCGAAGCGCGCGTAACGAAGTGATGCAGGCGGTCGCCCACAACTGGCAGGCGCCTCAACCCGTGGCCATGGACGCGGCGCGGGACATCCTCGGGCGCGTGATCGACGCCATCATTGCCAAGTGGATGACCAGCCTGAACGACTTGCCGCAGAAGATGGCGCGGCGATTCGTTGGGCAGACGGCCGGGGCGCTGGATCGCGGATTGAGTGCAACGCTCAAGAAGTCGGGATTTGCCGTCAACCTGCAACTGACCCCCGTAACCAAGGAGGCCATGCGCGCCGCTGTCGGCGTGAACGTCGGCCTGATTAAGTCGATCCCTGGCGAGTACCTGGGCGATGTGCAGAAATACGTGTGGGAGTCGGTCGAGGCCGGATTCGATCTGAAGACCCTCACCGACAACCTGGAGCACGCTTATCACATCGGTCGGAACAGATGCCGCCTGATCGCTACTGACCAGTCCACGAAAGTGCATGCCATAATGGAGCAAGCGCGACGTAAAGAGTTGGGCATAACCAAAGCGATCTGGAGGCATTCCGCGGCAGCAAAGGAGCCAAGGGTTTCACACGTCAAAGCAAGCGGGAAGGAATTCGACGCCCAAAAGGGAATGCTCATCGATGGCGAATACATCCTGCCCGGACAAAAAATCAGGTGTGGGTGTACCAGTAGTTCTGTGCTTGAGTGGTAGTGTACAATCATACAGTGGCAGCGGTTTGCAAGCCGTGCCGGACTCGTCATCCGGCTGCCACTCTTTCTCCGACGAACCTTTTGACCGGGGCGATTATGAGCAGTAAAAGAATTCAGGTTGGCGATAGATTTTCGCCAAAGCAAGGCGGTGAGTGCGAAGTGGTTTCGATCAACGGATCCAGGAAGATCGGGATCAGGTTTCTCGATGAGAAACGCCATGAGTATGAAGTTGCCAGCCATAACCTTATTAGGGGCGACGTAAAGAATCCGTATCGCCCCTCTGTTTGCGGAATAGGGTTTTCCGGTGTTGGTCGGCATGGAGCCTGGATGGATGGCAAGTTGTCCCCGGTATATCTCCGCTGGGTGAACATGATGAAGAGGTGCTACGAGGTTGGTGGTGGCGGCCTTAACTCTTCCTATGATGACTGCTCCGTGCATCCTGATTGGCACAACCTGCAATCCTTTGGAGACTGGGCTTGCTCTCAGCCGAACTGGGGCCGAGAGGAAATGGATCTGGACAAGGATCTTCTCGTAAGAGGGAATCGTATTTATGGACCGGATACATGCTTGCTGATACCAAGAAGGCTGAATTACCTCCTGGTAAGGCGGCCCAAGTCGAAGGGCTTGCCGGTAGGTGTGCATAGGGTAGGCGAAAGATTTGAAGCGAAATGCAGATCAGCGGACAGCACCTATGCCTCCCTTGGCCGGTTTTCTTGTCCCGACGAAGCATTCGCTGTATACAGGGCCTATAAAGAATCTGTGATAAGGCTCGTTGCGGAAGAGCAAAAAGACCGTATCGACCCTAGGCTGTATGAGGCGCTTATGAACTACGAGGTTCTGCCGTGACAAGAAACATCGCCTTCGATTCTTCCGTGCGCTCTATCGACGAGAGCGGGCACTTGCGCATTGCGCGCACGATCATCAGTAAGGCGTCCGTTGACCCGTATTTCGGTCGAGAGATTCCAGGCTATGAGGCGCTGGGGCTTGACCCTGATCGCATCTATAAGATGCTGCGCGACCCCGTCGAACTTGAGAAAAGCGCCGACTCCTTCAAGGGCAAGCAACTGCTCTTCAAGCATGTCTACGTTGACGCAAAGAATACCGAGAAAGAATTAACAGTCGGGGCCATTGGCTCCGATGTTGTGTATGAGGACGGAAAGCTTTACGCCGATCTTACTTTCTGGGATGAAGAGGCAATCGCCCTCATCGAATCCGGGAAGATGGAGCAGCTCTCGTCCTCCTACTACTTTGACCCTGATATGACGCCTGGCGTATTTGAAGGCCAGGCGCATGACGGTGTAATGCGCAACATCCACGGCAACCATACCGCGCTAGTTGAGCGTGGTAGAATTGGGCGAGACGCGGTTATCAGCGATTCACTTCCCCTTGAAATGAGGTTAAACATGAAACTGAAAAAAGGCGCGGTGCAGCTGATTACTGCCCGCCTGCGAGCTACTGCGCAAGATGGTGTAACTCCAGAGTTTGAAAAGGCCCTTCGTGCCATTGTTGGCGATGAAGAGATGGATAAGCTGGTCGGTGCTGATGGCGATCCTGATCTTCTGACCGCTGAAGACGAAGAGGCCGAAGCCAAGAAAAAAGAGGCAGAGGAAAAGATCGCCAAGGATGAAGCCGACGCCAAAGAGGCCGCTGATAAAAAAGAGGCCCTAAACAGAACCGCTATGGACGCTGACTCCATCGCCGCCGCTGTCGGCGCCAAGATAGAATCCAAGTACGCCGCCCGTGACGCTGTCGAAAGCATCGTCGGCCGTATTGCCTGCGACAGCTTCCCGGACGCCGCGGCGATCTACGCCTATGCGCTCAAGCAGAAAGGCATTGCCTGCGACGGCATCAACGAAGCCGGCCTGAAAGCCCTGGTCGCCATGCAGCGTGACGTCAAGCCTGTTCGCGAAACGGCCATGGACGCAGCGCCTTCCAATCTCACTACTCGCTTCAAGCAGGGGTAAGCCATGACCTTTCAACGTTCTCTCAATCGTGATTTGCCTCGCGGCGTGGCGGGTGACTTCGCTTCGACCAACCCGCGCAACTCCATCCTGGCTGGCGAAGCTGCCCTGGTCGCTGGCGAGCCGCTGACCGTTGGCCAGTTCGCCTTTGCTGATCTGGCTACCGGCAAGGCTTACAAGGTGTTCGCTGCCGGCCGTGTTATCGGCTTCGTGCATCGCAACAACCAAGCCGTGGTAGCTCTGGGCGCCGCTGCAAGCATGACCATTCCGACCGGCAAGGAAGTGGCGCTGTTCTCCAGTGGTGACTTCTACGTCGTGGCCCCTGCTGTCGTTGCCCCAGGTGCTGCCGTGTACGCGCTCGACGCAACCGGCGCCGTAGACGAAGCGGCCACTGATGCTCAGGCCACCAACTTCAAGTTTGCCGAAGCCGCCCAAACCGGCGCGCTCGTCAAAATCACTCGATTCTCGATCTAAGGGGGCAAGCATGAACTTGCATGATTTGCAGCAAAACGCGGGCATTGTGTTCGCTACCGGCATCGCGCCGACCATGCTTACCGAAGCCGACAAAGCGCGCCTGAATCGCGAGATTCGTGGCACCGTGGGTGACGCCGCGCCACTGCTCACCGCGCCCAACGCCGGCATCCTGTCGATGTTCACCACTTACGTGGACCCTCGCGTCGTGGAGTTCCTGGTTGAACCGATGAAGGCTGGCCAGATCTTCGGCGAGACGAAGAAAGGCTCGTGGACTGACGACTTCCTGCAGTTCCCAATCGCAGAATCGACCGGCGAAACCTCGTCCTACGACGACTTCTCCGAAAACGGCATGAGCGGCACCAACGTCAACTGGGAAACGCGCGATACCTACTATTACCAGACCATCATCGAGCTGGGTGAGCGGGAAGTAGAGCGTGCCGGTGCGGCCAAACTGGATTGGGTTTCGCGCAAGCAGATTTCTGCCGCGCTGACCCTGAACAAGTTCCAAAACAAGACCTACTTCAACGGTGTGGCCGGTCTGCGTAACTGGGGCATCCTGAACGATCCGTCGTTGCTGGCCGCCATTACCCTGGCGACTTGGGTTGCCGCGGGCGGTGACGTGGTCTATGCCGGTATCGCTCGTCTGTATGGCGAACTGGTTGCCCAGACTGGCGGCCTGATCGATCGCGAAACCCCGATGATCCTGCTCCTGTCGCCACAGGCTGAAGCGACCTTCACCCGTACCAACCAGTACAACGTGAACGTCAGCGATCAGATCAAGAAGAACTTCCCGAACATGGAAGTTCAGACCGCGCCGGAGATGTCTACCGATGCGGGCGAGGCGATCAAGCTGATCGTGAAGAACTACGAGGGTGTTGACACCGTCGAGCCGACCTTCACCGAGAAGATGCGCGTGCATCCGATGGTTCTGGGTCTGTCGAGCTGGCGCCAAAAGCGCTCGCAGGGCACCGTGGGCACGATCATCTATCGTCCGATCTTCGTAGCCAGCGCGCTGGTGGCAATCTAAACTGTGCGGCGGGGCTTCGGCCCTGCCCTACTGACAAGGAGAATGGCATGACTACCACCGTAACGATCAGTGCTCACTGCGCCAGCAACAAAGAAGTTGTCGTAAAGATTCACGACCATTTGACCGGGTCGGATGTCGAGAGCTTCACTCTGCAGGATGGCGAAAAGTCTGACCGCGTCGTTTATGACGGCCGCGAAATTTCGGTTATGGAAGCTATCAAGGCGGAGAGCAACTAATGTCCACTGTAACCATCGGCTGCAAACTTCCGAACGGCATCCACATGCAAGTAGGCGATTCGCCTCGCGTACGCATTCTGGGCTGGAACAACAACGAGATCGCAGGCCTGTCGCATGGCATCACCCGCGAAGTGCCAGCAAGCCTGTGGGAAGCCTGGCGCAAAGAACACGCCGACTCGAAGCTGGTAACGAACGGCATCATCTTCGCCGAAGAATCGGAAAAGCGCGCCAAAGACAAGGCCAAGGACAACAAGGAGCAGAAGTCGGGCTTTGAGCAGTTGGCGCAAATCAAGGAAACTGACAAGGCCGGCGTTCTCGGCAAGTCGGACGTTTAACCATGGATGACGTCGTAGTCTTCGACCCGGTTGAATTCCGGGCGCTGTACCCTTCGATCACTGCCACTGACGTGCAGCTTGAGGACTACTTCGCCATGGCGGAAACCTTCCTCGACAACACCAAGTGCAGCGTCGTGAAGGATCTGGGCGCACGCAAGCGGATGCTCTATCTGCTGGTGGCGCACATCGCCACGATCACCGGCATGGCCGAGAAAGGCAACCCGGTCGTGGGCCGCATCTCCAACGCCACCGAAGGCACCGTTTCGGTATCGCTGGACTACGGCACCATGGGCAACAACGAGCGCTGGTATCTGCAAACCCCGTGGGGCGCGATGTACTGGCAGCTCACCAAGCGCTATCGCTCGGCTGTCTACCGGATGGGCATTGCGCCTATGCCTGTGCAGAGGACGTTCACGCAATGAGCAAACTCACCGATATGCTGGACAAGTACCGGAAAGGGCCTAATGCGGCCCTGAAGGTCGGCATCATGGGTGATAAGACGTATCCTGACGGCCAGCTTGTGGCGTATGTCGGGTATGTCAACGAATACGGCTACAAGGGCATGATCCCAGGCCGCAAGCAGACGATTTACCACTCGGTCAATGTCGATGGGTCGATGCGCAACGATGGGCGTTTCGTAAGGGCCAAGAAGGCCAATCTCGAACGCATCGTTGACGTGCCATCGTATGAGCTGAACATTCCGTCTCGCCCGTTCTTTCGGACGGCTGTTGCGAACAACAAGGATGCTCTGAAAGCAGCTATAGCAAGGGCTATTCGCGCAGGCGGCATGGAGCTAGGTATTCGGGCTGCCGGAGAGTTCATGGTTGACGCCTTGAAAGAGTCCGTCATGACCTGGACTGATCCGCCGAACGCCAAGTCAACTATTCGTCAGAAGGGGTTTAACAGCCCCCTTCGCGGCGTTGACAGACTGCTGCGCAACTCCTTCACCTACGAGATTGAAGAATGATCAACGTGCGCGGGCTGGCCAACATGGCCACGCAGAACGTCAACCCCAACCAGGTCGTCACCCTTGAGGTGAATGCCGGCTTCACGGTGGATGATTACGGCAATCAGTTGCCGTCGTTCCTGTCGCAGCAGATCGAAGTGCAAACCCAGTCGATGACATCGACCGAGAAATACAACCTCGACTTGAACAACAAGCAGGGTCAGTTCATCTCGATCTACGCCTACGGAACCATTGACGGAATCCGGCGCTGGCTGCAAAAGGGTTCGTCGAAGTTCATCTTCCCAGCCTATGGCGAAGAAGACCCGGCCGTGTGGATGGTCGATCAGGTGGTTGAATCCTACGCCACGTGGACGCGGGTGATCGCATGGCGAGCCTGAACGTAACGCAGCAGGAGATTTACAAGGACGTTCGCAAGTTCCTCCTTGGTCTGTTTCCGGGATCTGAATTGCAGATCATCCAGGCGGCCCAGAACAACAACCCTCTGCCCAATAGCGCGGTCGTGATGCAGGTTCTATTTAGCAAGAATCTGGACATCGCTGTTGTGACACCATTGCCGCCGACCGAGGCCGCGATTCAGAACTCTGTCGAAGTGCGGATGCAGATCGATTTCTATGGCGTGAATGCCGAGGCGCGGAGCCGGGTCGTTGCCAATCTCTGGCGCACGGGCTACGCCTGCGACCTGCTCACCGCTTGCCAGCCGCTCTATGTTCAGTCGCATGACCGACACATTTACGTCAACGATTCAAATCAGTACGAAGACCGTTGGATCATTGACCTCGGCCTGCAATACAATCCACAAGTAACCGTCGCGCAGGGATTCAGTGATTCCCCTCCCGTGATACAAACAGTCCCTGTCTCGGAGTAAATGCACATGTCCATTCCGGCAAGTCGCATCGTCACGATCAACCCGTCTGCCATCGGCACCGGGGGCAATCCGCTAGCGATGAATACCCTGCTCATTGTGAGCGGTCCAGAGCGCACCCTTGGCGTGCAACAGTTTGGCAGTGCTGCCGAGGCTGGCGCCTTCTACGGCCTGACTTCGCCGGAGTACACCTTTGCCGGTCGCTACTTCCTCGGCTATGACGGTGCCACGCGAATTCCTGGCGCGCTGAATGTCGTGCAAGATCCTGCCGCCGCGCTGCCTGCCATCCTTCGCGGCGGTAGCGTGCGCACCATGACGCTGACCCAGCTCAAGGCCATTACCGGCGATCTGGTCGTCACCATCGACGGCGCACCGATCACTGTCCCGGTCAACTTCTCGGCCGTCGCCAGCTTCTCCGAGGCCGCTGCTCTGCTGACAGACGTTAGCAATTTCGTTGGCGACTTCAACGAGCAACAGCAGTGCTTCGAGCTGACCACCGTTGATACTGGCGCCGCCGCCAACATCAGCTTCGGTTCCGGCGTAGTCGGCCTGGCGATCAAGCTGGACCAAGCGGCCGGCGCACAGAAAGAAAATGGCCGGGCTGTTCCGACTGACGCCGAACTGATGGCATACGTCCTAAATAGAACCCAGAACTTTGGCGTCATCACGCACGTTGCTGAGCAGATCCGCGCCGACAAAGAATCCATGGCTGCGTGGGTGACTACACAGAACAGCCGATTCGCCTACATCGCCCTGGACACTGACGGTACGGCCATTGTCGCCAACAACGACGCCAGCTTCGGCGCCTGGCTGGACGAAACCGAGCAGAACGGTACTACCCCGTACTACGGCACCATTGAGCAAGTGGCGGCTGTTTGCGGTGGTATCGCGGCCATCGACTTCAAGCGCACCAACGGCCGTCGCAACATCATGTTCATGAAGCAAGCGGGCATTGCTGCGACCATCACCGACGAAGGCGAATACACCGCGCTAATGAGCAACGGCTACACCTTCTACGGCGAGTTCGCCACGGCCAACGATGAGTTCCGCTTTAACGTCAACGGCGCCGTGTCGGGCCAGTTCAAGTGGCTGGACAACTACGTCAACCAGATCTACCTGAATGCGCAGTTCCAGCTGGCGATGGTGACCATGCTGCAAGCCTACGGCTTCATTCCGTACAACGAACCGGGCAAGGCAATCCACCGCGCCGCCGCCGCCGCCCCAACTGCAGAAATGGTCAACTTCGGCGGCATTGTCCCTTTGATTGATCCGAACGCATTAAGCGAACAACAGAAGTCGATCATCAACACGCAGGCCGGTTTTGATATCGTCCCGTCGCTGCTGGCTAAGGGCTGGGCAATCGACATCAAGACCCCGGATGCGCAGACTCGCGGCAACCGTGGCTCGTTCCCGTTCACATTCTGGTACACAGATGGGTCGAGTGTTCAGAGCGTCAATATGGCCTCCATCAACGTTCAATAAGGGGTACGCATCATGACAATGTCTCAAAACCCCCGCACGATCACGGCGGCCAACAGTGTCGTTATGTTCACCGCCGCGGGCTACTACGATCAGGCGATCCAGCTGCAAGGCTTCCAGGTCGATAACGCATTTGGCTTTGGTGATGCGACCGTGGGCGAAACCCGTATGGGCGTGGACGGCAAGCAGTCGGGCGGCTGGGTAGCTCACGAAGTGCCGGTGACGGTGTTCCTTGAAGCGAACAGCGCCAGCCGTTTGCAGATGGAGCAGTACCGCGGCTGGTGTAACGCCAACCAGGAAACCAGCTTGTGCACGCTGGACATCACCATCCCGTCGATTGGTCGTCGCATCCAGGCCAGCGGCTTCATGGTCAACCAAGGTGGCGGCCCGTCCGCGCAGAAGCTCATCAACGGCACGCAGTACGTGTTCAACATGGTCATCAACAGCGAGGAATCCATCTCGTGATTACCACCAAGGACGTGACCATCGAGGACGGCACGGACGCCGGCAAGACGTTCATCGTGAAGAAGATGCCCTTGCTTCGCGGTGATCGTTGGGCTAACCGTGTGGCGCTGTCGCTGTGCAAGGGCGGGGTTGATATCTCCGGCCTGACCACGACCGACGATAACGGCAAGCTGGTGTTCCGCGGCCTGCTGGATATGGCTGGCGTGGTCAGCGTGGCACTGAAGGCTCTGGGCGGCGTCGATGATGTCACCGCTCAGGCGTTGCTGGACGAAGTGCTGCAAGACGTTCGCCTGCGCCTGCCCAATGGATCGGAGCGGCCTTTGATTATCGACACCGACGTGACCAGTATTTCCACGCTCTGGAAACTTCGCATCGAATCGATCAAGGTCAACCTCGATTTTTTAACGGCCGGCGTTACCCAGTAATCGAAGCCGATGGGTTGCAGATGCCTCTGAACACAGAGGCGTTTGCAAGGTGCGTAAACCTGAGTAGTCAGGCCTTCTATGTCCTCGACAACGGCCTGGCCACTTACGCTGAGCTTGACGCGCACCTGACGCTTGAAGATGCCATCACGATGATTGAATTTCATCAGGTGTCCGCGCACAACAAGGCACTGATTAAGGAATTGCAGGATGAGCTCAGTAACGGTCGATGAACTGGTCATGCGCATTGAGATCGAACTTGATAAGTTTCGATCTGAAGCAGGCCAAGCTGAGAGCATTGAGAAAAAGCTGCGCGCCGCGATCAAGGGCACCGGGGAGGCATCGGACGAAGCCGGCAAGAAAGTCGATGGTATGGCGTCCAAGGTTGGCGACTCCAACAAGGAACTGGGCAAGCAACAACAAGCCCTGATTGCCGTAACCGGGCGCGTCGTCGCCTTCATTGGCGCGCTGGCCGGCTCCAACGCCATCGTCAAATTCACGACCGCCATTTCCAACGCCAACGACCAATTGGGCTTTATGTCCAAGCGTCTTGGCGCGACTGCTCGTGACATCAAGGGCATGGATACCGCCGTCGCCGGTCTTGGCGGCGCGGGAGCTTCTGCCGAAAACACCATGAAAAGCCTGAACCAAGGGATTCAGGAAATGGTGTTGATGGGCAATGATTCCCTGATCCCATTCTTCAGCGCGCTGGGCGTCGGCGTGGTCGATGCCTCTGGCAACGTCCGCAAGATGAACGACGTGCTTCTTGATATGTCCGACTCTCTGTCGAAGATGGATCCGCAGCAGGCCTATGCGATCGCTTCGGCGATGGGTCTGGATGACGGCATGGCCAACGCCTTGATCCAAGGCCGTGACGCCATGCAAGAAATGCTCAACATGCAGGAAAAGGCCTACGTCTCCAGCAAGGAGGACATTGCCGCCAGCCGCGAACTGAGCAAGGCGCAGGCGTTCCTGTCGGCGCAGTGGGAAGGCCTGAAAACCATGCTGGCCAACGCCCTGATTCCCGTCCTGCTCAAGATCACGAAAGTCGTGTCGGGCTGGATGGATTACCTGGCGCGCAACGAGCGCACGGCGCGCAACTTCTTCGAGGGCATCGCCATTGCGGTGACGTTGCTGCTCATCCCGGCGCTGGTAAAAGCAGGCATCGCCATACTGGCGCTGGTGGCGCCGATCCTTGGAACAGCTGTCGTGGTCGCTATCCTGGCGGCCGGCTTCGCCCTGCTGTACGACGACTACAAAACCTGGTCCGAGGGCGGCAAGTCGCTGTTCGACTGGGAGAAGTTCGACAGTTACATCAAGGGGACTAAGGTGTCCGTGGACAGCCTGGCCAAAGGCTTTGCTCGGCTGCTGACCGGTTACGACTCACTTGATGAGGCGCAGAAAGCTTTTTCGAAGTGGCTGCACGAAAAAGGCATCATTGACGAAAACGGCGTCTCCGTCCGCGGCCTGGCGAACGCTTTCAAGCAATTGGGCAAGGACATTTTCGACTCGGTTCCGGCCATGAAAACCATGCTCGATCTGATCGGCGCTGTGATGGAAGGCCGGTGGAGTGACGCCTTCGACCTGGCAAAGAAAATCCCCGGCCAGATGGCGGGCACGCTTCTCGATGTGGGCCAGGCCGCTTCCGGTCATGTCGTTGGCGCGATCGACACCATGCTGGGCCACGACCCAGAACAGGAGGGAACCATATCCAGCGCACAACGTGGCGCCTTCGACTGGGTGAAAAACAAGCTCGCGGGCTGGGTGGGCTCTTCAGGCTCCGGCGCCTCTAGTGGCGGACCTGTCGGCGGCGGCCTATCTAATGATAATGCCAACTCTATCGCCAGGATTGCGCAGCAACTCGGCCTAGACCCTAACGACCTAGCGCAAATTATCTCGTTCGAGACGGGCGGAACGTTTGACCCCAATGCTAGGAACCCCAGCTCTTCGGCCACCGGCCTGATTCAAAAGATGGCCGACCCGGATGGCAAGTATTACGGGCACACCCGCGACGAACTGGGCGCCATGGGCTTCGATGAGCAAATGGAGAAAGTGGTCAAGCGCTACTTCCAAGAGCGCGGATTCTCTGACGGCCGTACCCATACTGTCGGAGAGGCTTATGAGGCCGTGGCTGGGTCTGGCTACAAGAAGGGCTCGAAGGCCTACGAACTGAATAAGGTATGGGATGCAAACGGGGATGGCACGATCGGTCGCCAAGAGGCAGTGGAATCGCCGCAGTTCCAAGCTCACAGCAAGGACTGGATGGGCGCGCAAAGAGCCATCCAGGCGACGGGCATACCTGGCGTGCCAGGCGGTGGAACTTCCAACAATCAGGGCGGCGCGCAAGTTACCATCGGCAGCGTCACCGTACAGACCTCGGCCACCTCTCTGCCTGAGGCGACGGCAGCCGGTGTTGCGGCTGGCGTATCACGCAGCAGTCAGCTGATCAACCAATTGGGAGGCGGCACGCTATGACCATTCCGGGGATGCCCTCGATACCCGATTTTAAAGGACTCGTTTCGTCCGGCACTGGCGCGCTTATCAGCTTCGGCGGCGCGACCCTGATTCGAAAAATATTCGGCAATCAATGGGGGATCTTCAACCAGTTCGGAATCCCTATCATGCTGGCGGACACCGTGTATTCGGTGAAGTACCAGAACAACAGCCATGTATCACAGGCCCCGGTCGAGAAAGGCACCTTCACCAGTTATAACAAGGTGCAGAACCCTTATCAGGCAACCGTGACCATGATTCGCGGAGGCGGTGACGCGACCCTGCGCGGCCTGTTCATCGCCCAGCTTGAGTTGCTGTCGAAGTCCACCCTGCTGTTCCATGTCATCACGCCGGAATACGTCCACATCAATGCGGCGATCACCGGCTACGACTATGCGAGAATGCCGCAGGATGGCGCCCGCATGATCGCGGCGAACATCTACCTGGAAGAGATCCGCGAAGGCGAGGTGACTTATGAAACCAAGGAGACCGCCAACCCGGAGGACACACCGCCGACCGATGCTGGCTTGCAGCAGCCGAGACAGGTCGCCGAGTCAATCCTGTTGAGAGTGAATGGCGCTGTCGAAGATGCGGGCGGTATTCAGCAGGCACTCCAAACGGTCGGGGAAAAGGTCATGGAAATGTTTGATCGATTCGTAAACGGAACGCCTGGAGTGGTGACGCAATGACGCTGATGAATATTCCGCTCCAGCCGATCCCCAATCAGTCTGTATCGTTCCCTCTGAATGGCATGTCTTACACAATTGACGTGGATACGCGACTCGAAAATATTTACATCTCGATCTTTCGGGATGGGGAGTACGTGCTGCGCAATCGCGCCCTGCGCGCTTACGCACCGGTCGGGTTCGGCTTTCAGCTGGCTGATACGCTCGGAACGGATGACCCGGAATACACCGGACTTGGCTCGCGCTGGCTGCTGATGGGTCTGAGCAATGAATAAGAAGGTCGTCAGGACCACCATTACTCTGGTTGGCGATACTTTCGCCCAGGGCAACCCGCTGATTACGGAAAGTCTGCGCACGATCTGCACCATCAACTTCGGAAACGGGTCGGTGGTGCCGACTGCTGAAATCATCATCTACGGCCTCAACATGCCGGCCATGCTAAAGCTGATGCGCATCCGCTGGCGCGATATCCGCAGCATGCAGAACACAATCAAGGTCGAGGCCGGCGATCAGGGCGGCGAACTGACGACGGTCTACGAGGGCAACATTACCTTTGGTTACGTGGACATGAGCAACTCGCCCGATGTGGCGTTTCGTATCACCAGTTCTACGTCGATCCTCGACATGTACACCGCCGCTACGCCGGTCACGTTCAAGGGAGAAATCCCTGTCGTTCAGGCGATTGGCACCATTGCGGAAAAGATGGGGTACGAACTGGAAAACAACGGCGTCCCCGACTCCCTAACAATGAAAGACGTGACCCTGAACGACACTGACCTAAACAAGGTGCGCGCCTTGTGCAAGCGCTACCAGATTGATCTGTACGTTGAGCAGAAGAGAATCAGCATTGCGCCTCAAGGCGGCGCTCGCAGCATCCCTATCGCCACGCTACGACCTGGCAGCGGGCTCATTGGCTACCCGGCCCCGACGATGCAAGGGGTGGATGTGCGCTGCCTATACAGTCCGGCGATTCGCTTCGGCGGCGTCATCCGCATTGCTGACTCAATCATGGAGACATGCAATGGCGACTGGCGTGTGTTCGGGGTTACACTAAACCTAGAATCAGAAGTGCCGGGAGGCAACTGGTTTATGGACATCCGAGCCACACACAACGAGCCCAACAATGCCGCCATCAGTCGCTAAGCCATTCCGCGCCGAGGATTCGTCGGGCGGGCCGCTGGAAACCGAGTTCATCCTTGAGCGGCTGATTGGGAAGGCCTACACGATCACGCTTGTAAAGGTGAACGAGGTGCTGCCCGGAGGTACTGGCAAGGTGGGATTCCTGTCGGCTACCGACCTCATCCAGCAGATGGACGGGAACAATGACGGCATACCCAACGTGCCCATGGAAAACATCCCATACTTCCGCCTGCAAGGTGGCGGCAATGCCATCATCATGGACCCGAAGCCGGGGGATATTGGTCTGTGTGCTTTTGCCCGTCGCGATATCACGGTCCTCAAGCAGAACAAAACCGAAGGCCCGCCCCCAAGCCTGCGCACGCATGACGTGTCGGACGGCCTGTATATCGGCGGCCTGTTGAATGGCGCTCCGTCGCAATGGATTCAGTTTCTCGACAGCGGCATCCACATAAAGTCCACAGCCGCCATGACCATCGACGCCACGTTGCTTCAGGTGAACTGCCCGATCACTTCGACCGGCGATATCACCGACCACACCAGCAGCATGCAGGACATGCGCGATCAATATAACGCGCACATCGGACACACCCCTACAGGCGGCACTACGCCGAGCGTGCCAATGGAATGAACACCCTATTCCTTCTTCCCTCGACTTGGGATCTTGCGCTAGATTCTTCTGGCAACATTGCTGTGGCCAGCGACATCTATCAGCAGGCCCAGGACGTGGCCAGCGCCTGCCGCACCTTTTCGCGTGATTTGTATTACGATCAGGCGGCCGGCATCCCCTACTTCGAAAACGTGCTTGGGCAATTTGGATTCCCGCTATCCCTGTACAAGATGCACCTGGAGACGGCAGCCAAATCTGTTGCCGGTGTAGTCTCTGCGAGCGCTCAGCTACAATTGACCGGGCGTGTAGCCAGTGGCGCCATCCTGTTCACCAACGAAGATAACCAGACCGGGCAAATCAACTTATGATCCCTACTATCGAGATCACCGACACTGGCCTAGTCGCCCCAACACGCGAGGCGATTACGGCGGGCCTGTGGGAGATCATGCGCGGCGCATTAGGAGAGAGTCTGAATGAAGATGCACGCACACCACAGGGTCAGCTTGTAACGTCGCTGACGGCGGCAATCGACAATCAAAACAGCTCGATGATCGCGCTTGGCAACAACTTCGACTCGCGCTATGCCATCGGACAATTTCAGGAGGCATTGGGCGCCGTCTACTTCCTGACGCGAAAGCTCGCTACCCGCTCCATTGCCATGCTGGACTTTATCGGCATCGGCGGAACGGTCATTCCGCAGGGCTATCTGATCGTTGACGACGCTGGGCTTGAGTGGGAAGTTTCCGCAGCCTCTACGGTAGGTGACGGCCTTGTGGCTGCCCTTTGCACAACTTCAGGCCCTATTCAGGCCGCGCCTTTGACCATCAATACGTTTAAGGAAACCATCGACGGCCTGGACCGCGTTGAAAACCCTGACGCAGCAGCAGCAGGTTCTAATCAGGAGTCACGCTCCAACTTCGAGACTCGGCGCTATGAGTCGGTAGCGGCCAACAGCAAGAACATGAACGCCTCGGTGCGCGGCGCCGTGGGCAACCTGGCAGGCGTCATCGATGTGTTTGTGGCGGATAACCCTACGGATGCATCAATCGTCGTTGGCGAGACGGACTACCCGATGAACCGCAACAGCCTTCTGGTGTCGGTGGTGGGTGGAGACGATCAGCAGCTTGCCGAGATGATCTTGATTAAGGGGGGCACAGGCTGCGCGTTCGTGGGTAACACGTCGATTATCTGGAGAGACGAAGCCAGCGGCGGCGCCTTCCCGCCTGAGTACATCGTCAAGCTGGAGAGGCCCGCTCACGTTACGGTTTCGCTGCGCCTGACAGTAGTAGACGCCTCGGTCATTTCATACGCCAGCTCCCAGGCTGCAAAGCAGCAGATCGTCACCGACTTCCAGTCAGGGGATTATCGTGCGCGCATCGGCGGACTGGTCGTCGGCGCTAACTACATGCTGAATCTGGATAGCGCCTTGCTTCGCCCGGTCAAGCTTGAACTATCCACTGACGGCGTGACGTGGGAAGAGTTCCAGCGCTTCGGCGTCGATCAGTACCCGACAACCTCCGTCGCTAACGTCACGCTGGTAAGCATATGATCGAAAAAACGATCATGAGCCAGTATGCCAACAGCCCTCGGCTGATGAGCATCATTAACGGGCTGTGGGCGGCAATTGACCCGGCAAAGTTCACAGGTGACTTTTATCACCTGGTGATGGACATCCCGAACGCCAACAGCTACGGCCTCGACATATGGGGCCGGATTGTCGGCATTGGTCGGACTGTAACGTTCGTGAATCCGGGCGGAGAATATTTCGGCTTTGAGGATGGCTTCTACCCGTTCAACGAGCGCCCGTTTAGCGCGCCTGGCAGCGGGACCGATACTTGGGAATTAACAGACGACGCTTACCGCGAACTGATCTTGCTGAAGGCCCTGGCCAACATCGTTTATGCATCCGCGCCAAACATCAATGCCCTGATGCGCGCCATGTTCACGCAGCCGTGTTACTTCCTGCTGACCGGGCACATGCAGGGTCGCTATGTGTTCGAGTTCGACCTGTCGCCCTACCAGCACCACCTTGTTTTCAACACCGACATTCTTCCTCGCCCATGCGGCGTGGACGTAAGCATTATCATCAGCGCCGACCCTGTTGGAATTTTCGGATTTTATGGATCGGGTTTCCAGCCATTCGGCCAAGGAGTTTTTTACGATGCAACCTGATTTGATCCTGACCCCATTCGGCGAAAACGCCACGCCGGGAACTATCGACCCGATTCCAGAAACACGCGGCCCCGGCGACGACCCGCAGCAGGCGACGTGGGACGAAGGCTTCCCCTTGGTCACCATGACCCCGCTGGCGGCCGGTGGCATCCCGCCGAAAGGCCAGGACTTCAATGGCGTGCTCAACGCAATCAGCGAGCACACCGTGTTTACTGGTCGCGGCGGTCAATACAAGTGGTCTTCTGCGTACGTTACCGCCAGTGGCGGCTACTCGATTGGCGATGTGATTCAGGCGGACGACGGACTGAACTCCTATGTCAGCCTGGTCAACACCAACACGGCCAACTTCAACACTACGCCAGCATCCATTGGCGTTAGCTGGGCGCTTTATGCTGGGCGCAAGACACAAGATCAGGCGACCGAAACCTTGTCCGGTATCGCGGAAATCGCCACACAAGCCGAAGTCACGACCGGCACTGATGATGCCAGGATTATTACCCCGCTGAAGCTGGCGCAGCGGCTTGCGACCTCTTCACCAGCTGTCGGGGCATCTAGAAACGCCCGGATGAACATCGCGGCGGCATCTGCATCAGCAACGTGGACGGCAGACGAAAACGTTGTAAAGACCGCCCTCGGTGGATCGGCGTTCCTCCTGTCAGCCCTTAGCGTCAGCATCAATACGGCCGGTACAGGCATTGGCGGGATGGACACAGGCCTTGCGCCGGTCAGCGGCGACGTAGCCCTATATCTTGCGTATAACCCGACCACCAACACGCGCGGCCTGTTTGGCCAAGATGTGACGGCGATCGTAGCCCCTGAGCAATATGGTGGGGCGAACCGCCCGTCAGGCTTCACGGCTACCCAACTGGTCGCCGTGTTGAAAACCAACGCCTCGCGGCAGTTCGTAATCTCAAATACGAGCGGTCGGAAGACTACTTCCACCGATGTTGTGCCGGTGAATACCAGCGCTGGCTTAACCCTTGCACTGACATCCATCGCGCAGGCGGTGCCTAAAAACGCCATTAGGGTTTCTGGCACCTTTGCCGCTGCTGCGACTGCCGGTTCTGGCGGGGTGTCCACGACAATTTCCGGTTTCGCATCTGGCCTCGGCAGTCAGTCGGTGGCCGGTTACAGCACAAGTCCGAACGGGTGCAACGTACCGTTCCGTGATTTGCCGCTCGCCACGCCACAGACTATTTGGGTGACAACTGCCCTTGCCGGGCCGGGCACAGGCCTGTTCACTGTTACTGTTAAGGAGTATGAAATCTAATGTACGTTCAATTTAGCCCCGACAAAAAAGAAATCATCTCGGTCTTTGCTGGCCCGCAAGACCCTGATGTCTGGCCAAATCAAGGCGAAGTCGACGAAGACGATCCGCGATACGTCGCCTTTATGGAGCAGGTAAGGGAGCATACGATTTGACTACGCAGATTTTGTGGTGCTGCGATTCAACGGGCACCGAGGCTGTTCGCGACATGACCACGCCGCCATACAA